GTGTTCCAGGCGGAGCATAACATTCTGATGCACCCCTTCCATATGCTTGGAGTTGCTGGTGTGTTTGGTGGTTCTCTGTTCTCTGCGATGCACGGTTCACTCGTGACCTCTTCGCTGGTTCGTGAGACTACCGAAAACGAAAGCCAGAACTATGGTTACAAGTTCGGTCAAGAAGAAGAGACCTACAACATCGTAGCGGCTCATGGTTACTTCGGTCGCCTGATCTTCCAATACGCATCGTTCAATAACTCACGTTCACTGCACTTCTTCCTGGCTGCTTGGCCTGTGGTTGGCATCTGGTTCACCGCTCTTGGTGTGTCCACGATGGCATTCAACCTGAATGGTTTCAACTTCAACCAGTCGATCGTATCAAGTGAAGGGAAAGTTATCCCAACTTGGGCTGACATCCTGAACCGCGCTGGTTTGGGCATGGAAGTGATGCACGAGCGCAATGCTCACAACTTCCCTCTGGACTTGGCTACTGCTGGATCAACTTCTGTTGCTCTGACTGCACCAACCATCGGTTGATATAGATACTTAAATAAGTGTCATAAAGGCCCCGAAAGGGGTCTTTTTACTTTATAATATATTTTTATGTAAAAAATATTAACAGGAGAGACAATGAACTTTACTGTCTATTCAAAAGCAGGTTGCCCTTTCTGCACAAAAATTGTGCAAGTATTAGAATTTGCTAGTCTCGATCATACAGTGTATAAACTAGGGGTTGACTTTACTCAAGAACAGTTCTATAGTGAGTTCGGTAAAGACACCTCGTTTCCACAAGTCGTCCTTGATGATAAACATCTTGGTGGATGTATGGACACCGTTGCATACCTACAGGAGAATAAACTGGTCTAATGGAAGACATTAATGGAGTCATCGAAAAAGCTGTTGATTATGCGTTTGAAAGTCATAAGTTTATCCTGAACTTTTATGACTATCTAAAATCAATCGAAGCCACAAAACCACAAGTTCAGATGTTCATTGGAAGCCCGACCGCTGCGAATCTAAGTAGTATCGTCGATGATCTTGATGAGTATTTGTCGGGTGGGCCAGATGAGATGCATAAACAACTCCGCGAAGCTTATGGTCATATTCCAAAACCAGAAGCAAGAAAAATCAGAAATTATTTGTATGGTATATTAGAGGATGCTTGGAAGTATGAAAAAGATAAAAGACGTGGGCGGAGGAAGAAAACTCAAGATAAATAAAGGTGTTGAACTAATGTTACAGAATAGGAGGGAACCAGAACAACCCAAGGCATTTAAACTTTGTTTTGGAAAGATGGTTTCTCTCCTTAGAAGAGAGTTTCACATCTATTTTGAGTTTTCTTTTCACACAAGAAAACAAAACATAACTCTCGGGGGAAAGTAAAATGTTAGCAATTGCCTTAACTTTCGCTACTTTGTTTTCCGTGCTTTTTCTATGTGTTGGTGGTATAATAGGATGGTTATACAAAGAACATGTTCAAAAAACGGTTGTTCCCCAGATGCATCCAGAGATGTATGACGAAAGAGGTAACGTAATTCCTGATGAAATTATTGCTTTTCGTGTAGAAAATTCAGATTTTTTATACGATGAAGAATTAGAAGACGAGTAACTACTATGACTATGACTGAAACACATCCTGATCTTGGTGAATCCAGATTGCCTAGCAATCCTTTGTTGAGTGAAGTTCTTGATAAGGTATCAAAACAAAAAACAAAAGCCAAAAAAATTGAAGTTCTGAAAGAGAATGAATCACTTCATCTGAAGGCAGTTCTGATCTGGAACTTCGATGATAGTGCTGTTTCTGTTTTGCCTGAAGGAGAGGTTCCCTTTGCAAAAAATGAAGCTCCTGCTGGAACAGAACACACATATCTCGCACATGAATGGAAAGTTCTTTACAACTTTCTAAAGGGTGGTAATGAATTTCTACGCCCTGTAAAAAGAGAACAATTATTTCTTCAACTATTAGAGGGTCTTCATCCAGACGAAGCTGAGATTATCTGTTTGGTAAAAGACAAAAAACTCTCGACCAAATATAAAATAACTAAAGAACAAGTTGCGGAGGCTTTTCCTGATATTACGTGGGGTAACAGAGGAGGTTGATATGGCAATAACCACTACTTCAAAAGAATATATGGATGAAGTTTACTGGACACCTCAAGAAAAGAGTTCACTCAAGAACAAATACAATACAGAACTATTGGTAGAGAACTGCACTCCAGTTCATTTGACTGATAAGTCTTTTCCTCTTGACGCATATGTTGTGACATACAAAAACTGCGAGGGAGCTGTTGTAAAAGATTTGGTTCGCTCTGGAAAGAGAGTTAACATCTTCGATATGTATTATGATAAGTTCGGTGCAGGTTCATTGATCAGTATTGATTTTGGCCCTGGAACCGTCAACCCCAGAATATGGGGTGAACCTGTAAAAGAAAATAAGAAACGGCGATGACTATTGGATTTGGTTTTGATGGAAAAGAAAAAAAGAAAGGCATTCAAATCAACTGGGATGAAGTAAGTAATCTGAGTAAAGAGTATAAAAAACTAAAGAAATATATGAAGACAAACCTCTACGAAATTAAAACTCTGAGTGGAGATGAAAAAATAATTTCGGAGCTTCTAAGAAAGTATGGGGGGGATTGACTTCCCCTCTTTTTTTGTATACAATGGTAACGGAGGAATTGATTATGGATCAAGAAAAACTTAAACTGATAATTCGCAACCTTGAACTGTTGGTTGACTCTCTGAAATCAGAGGTATATTCCGATGTGAATGCATACAAACCAAACTATGAGGAGGTCGCACCTTATATCACAGATTACGACGAGGTGTTTTATGAAGGAGACGACGATGGCTACTGCGACTAATGTAAAACTTATCTCGGTGACTCCAGATGCAGAGCAAACAATGGCTTATGTTGCGAGAGTTTCTAATCCAGCAAATCAGGATTCTGAAAACTATGCAGGTCTGTTACGTTATTGTATTAAGCACAATCATTGGTCTGTATTTGAGCAGGCACATATGACCCTGGAGATTGAAACCTCCCGTGGTATCGCAGCTCAGATTCTGCGTCATCGTAGTTTTACCTTTCAAGAGTTCTCGCAACGTTATGCGGATGTTGAACTATTAACAAGTGAAATTCCAGTTCCAGAACTTCGCCGTCAGGATACAAAGAATCGTCAGAACTCCGTTGACGATCTGGAAGAAGAGAAAATCTTCATGATGAATAAGATGATCCGTGACCTCTTCCATGACGCCCAAGACCTCTATGAGTTTCTTTTGAGTCAAGGAGTCGCAAAGGAGTGTGCAAGATTTGTATTACCTCTGGCGACCCCCACACGCCTTTATATGACGGGTTCTGTGCGCTCTTGGATTCACTACGTTGATCTGCGTTCTGCACATGGCACACAAAAGGAACACATGGATATCGCGGAAGCGGTTCGTTGTGTCTTCACTTGTGAGTTTCCCGTGGTCTCTGAAGCACTGGGTTGGACAAGGGAGAACTGCCCTGAGTGTGTTGATCAACCATCTCTTTTAATCCAATAAATATTTTTATCTTATTTTGTGACTTATGCCCACATATCCTGTGATTCATAAAGAGACTGGTGAACAAAAAGAACTTGAGATGAGCGTCTCTGCATATACTCAATGGAGAGAGGATAATCCTGAATGGGACAAGGATTGGTCTCAAGGCTGCGCTTCCATTGGAGAAGTTGGTGAGTGGAGAAACAGACTCATCAATCGAAACCCTGGTTGGAATGATGTTCTTCACAAGGCATCAAAAGCTCCTGGATCCCGTGTCACTAAGATCAACTGATGGCAAGAAAATCATCAAACTCTCCGATTGGTGTTGGAATGACTGTAAAACAAATGAAAAGAAAGAAACCAATCAACACGGATTTACTCACCAAAATTGAACCGATCACTGAGAATCAAAAACTTCTCTTTGAAAAGTATAAGGAGGGCAAAAATATTTTTGCTTACGGTGCTGCAGGCACAGGTAAAACATTTGTCGCATTGTATTTGGCACTGAAGGATGTTCTGGATGAAAGAACACCCTACGATCGAGTCTACATCGTCCGTTCTCTTGTGGCCACAAGAGAGATTGGATTCTTGCCTGGTGATCACGAAGATAAGTCATCACTTTACCAAATTCCTTACAAGAATATGGTAAAATATATGTTTGAAATGCCATCTGATGCTGACTTTGAGATGTTGTATGGAAACCTGAAGCAACAGGAGACTATCAAATTCTGGTCAACATCTTTCATTCGCGGCACAACCATCGATCGATCCATTCTTTTGATTGATGAATCCCAAAACCTGAACTTTCATGAACTTGATTCCATTATCACTCGTGTTGGTGAAGATTGTAGAATTATTTTCTGTGGTGATGCGACTCAAACTGATTTGCAAAAGACCTATGAAAGAAATGGCATCCTTGACTTCATGAAGATCATTCAACAGATGAATGAGTCATTCCAAATGGTAGAATTTGGTATCGAAGATATCGTTCGTTCTGGGCTTGTCAAGGAATACATCATTAAGAAACTCGCGCTTGGTATGTAATGTTTGTTATTGAAAACCACCTCGGTGACATTGAACTCGATAAAAAAGAGGCTGATGGAATTCGCCTATATAAACTACCCAATGGTGACTGGGTTCCTTCTATTACCTCAGTCACAAGTTTCTATAACAGAGAAATATTTCTGAAGTGGAGGCAACGGGTCGGTGAACAGGAAGCCAATCGAGTTACAAAAGAAGCGACAACGAGAGGAACAAATTTCCACGAGGTTGCACAATCATATCTTGAAAACAAAGAGTTGATCTGGGATGATTATCTTCCTGCGACTCGTTATATGTTTCATAGTGCAAAACCCTATCTAGATCGGATCGGGACTATACACGCCATCGAACGCACACTCTACTCAGAGTATCTTGGATTAGCTGGACGTGTTGATTGCATTGCGGAGTATGATGGAGAACTTGCAGTCATTGACTTCAAGACCTCTAAAAAAATCAAACCAGAGGAATGGGTTGAACAATATTTCGTCCAAGAAACTGCATACGCTTGTATGTATTATGATATGACTGGTATTCCTGTCAAGAAACTCATCACAATTATGGTCACTCCAGGTGGTGAAGTTCACGTTTATGATAAACGAAACAAAGGTGACTACATTAAATTGCTGGTGAAGTATGTTAAAGAATTTGTCGGAAACCGAATGGTGGTTAATGGATGACATCAACAAGGCCTTAGAGGAAAAATTCTTGTGTTCGTCTCGATTCGCACAAGATATCGAACGCATCGTCATTAATGACAAGATGAGTTATATTGATGCGATTATTCACTATTGCGAGATGAATAGTATTGATGTAGAATCAGTGCCAAAGTTAGTTTCAAAACCACTGAAGGAGAAACTGAAGTGGGAAGCCATGGAACTTAATTTTCTGAAGAAAACATCTCGTGCTCGACTTCCATTATGACTGCGTTTGATTGCTATAAAACGTATCTAGCATTCAAAAATCATTTTACTAAAGATACATTCGATTACTTTAAATATGGCGGCAGAACTAATGCATCTGTCGCCTCTTTTAACAAGAGAAAGGATCGATATTTCTTTGAAAAAATGTCTCGTCAAAGAAAAGACGAGGAGATTGTAGATTACTTTACTGCCATCTTTTCCCAGTGTGATGATCCTCAGAGAGTCTGGATAGGAGAGATCATTCAAACTGGTGATGAAAAGTATCAGTTCTGGCAAAAGAAAGTGCAAAGTCTTGGTTATCTATTCCGACAAGAGATGGAGAAACTTTTGAACGGGATTGACTTCAACTCTGTATTCGAATGTGAAAGTGGTAAACACCCAATTCTAGTCAAGGAACATTTGAAGAAGAATGTGTCAATCGAGTCAATGATTTTACTCGATGCAATGGTTGAATATAAGAAAAGATTTGACGGAAAACTGGATGATTTTGTGTGGAAAACCATCAGTTTGAAGCTTGACAAGTATAGACCATTTTTGTTAAATAGTATTAACATCGACAAATACAAAAAAATCCTAAGAGGAATAGCGATACAATGAGTGATTTTTTCAAATCAGAATTTGTGCAAGAGGGTCTCAAAGATATTCAAGCTCTGCAGGTAGAACTGCAGAAAGGCTTCATGCGATTCTCTTTTTTGAACGAGGAGGAACAGGAAAATCAACTCACCCTTTTAGAGAAACTTTTAGAAAAACAATACCTGATGTATCTTCGGATGAAACTGTCAGACGACATGAAGGCTCAGGAGGTTGTAGAAGATATGCGTAGATCTTTATGTTTACTGGGAATGCCCCCAAGTTCATCTGTTGAAGATGTGTTTAATCAAATGAAAGATACCCTAAAGAAACTCCGAGAACCCCTTGACACCCCCGATGATACCTAGTATGATGAAGGGGTGTTCACAACACAAGCCAAATCCGTTTAAATCTTATGTCTTTCCAAAATCTTAAAAAACAGTCCACTCTTGGTTCTCTGACTGCAAAACTGGTGCAGCAGGTGGAAAAAATGAATAAAGGTGCAGGTGGTGTCGATGACCGCCTGTGGAAACCTGAAGTTGATAAAGCTGGTAATGGTTACGCTGTCATTCGTTTTCTTCCCGCTCCCGAGGGTGAAGAACTGCCATGGGCGAAAGTCTATTCTCACGCCTTTCAAGGCCCTGGTGGTTGGTTCATCGAGAACTCTCTGACTACTCTGGGTCAGAAAGATCCTGTGTCAGAGTATAACTCTCAACTGTGGAACTCTGGTCTCGACGCAGACAAAGAGGTTGCACGTAAACAGAAACGTAAGCTGTCTTACTACTCCAACATCTACGTGGTGAAGGATCCCTCTAACACTGCGAACGAAGGTCGTGTGTTCCTGTTCAAGTTCGGTAAAAAGATCTTCGATAAGATCACCGCTGCGATGCAACCTGAGTTTGAAGATGAAACACCCATCAATCCTTTTGACTTCTGGCAAGGTGCAAACTTTAAACTGAAGATCAAGAAGGTTGCTGGTTATTGGAACTATGATAGTTCCGAGTTTGATCGCCCAGGTGCTCTGTTGGATGATGATGATGCGATGGAGACCGTGTGGAAACAAGAGTATTCTCTTGCTGAACTGGTCGCGCCTGAACAGTTCAAGTCCTATGAGGATCTGAAAAAGCGTCTCGATTACGTTCTCGGTGTTCGTGGCGTTCCTAAGTATCAGGATCCCGAGACTGTCGCTGAAGAGGAAGAGTGGGAAGCTGAACGCACGGGTAAAACCGTCGTTGTTGAACCCAGTCTCCCTGTTCTGAAGTCAGAACCCGCTGATGAGGATGAAGAGGACGCCCTGTCCTACTTTGCCCGTCTCGCTGAAGACTGAAATTCACTTTTAATTACAAAAAAGGTCGGAAAAAAATTTCTGGCCATTTTTACGCCACAGGGTCGCTCAGGCGACCCTTTTATCTTGGCAATAAAATGCGAGGATTTTCGGTCTTTTTGAGTTTAGGATTGATAAATTGTTGAGATGGTTGATATTCCATGATTCTACGATTATCACGAATTAATAATTCTAGAAATTCTGGTTTTAAAACATTAATTTCTCTTTTTTTATCATTTAATGCAATTTCGTGTTGTAAGAAAGATACTGATTTAATACGAGTCTCTGTTCTCAACACACCGCCATCCAAGAAAGAGACTGAATGTGTAGAATCAACCTGATATCCCTCTGGCTGAATTAAACGACCTTGACCGTCTAAAATTTTCAAAGTCTCGTAGTGATGAATATTTGATAATTGTGACTCTGTGTATTTTTCGGTCAGATAGTTATAAAAATCTTCATTTGACATGGGCCAATCATCTCGAATGTTTATCACATTATTTGTGATTAACACAACCCAATCGAGTGTTGGATCTTCATAAAATCTTTCCGCTATATTATCAGGTCTCTCGTCTCCTTGAATCGAATACTTTTCAAAAGTAATGTAAGAATTGAGAATATCCTCACGAATGACAGCCCGTCTAAAAATGTTCTTGACACGGTTGTAGTCATAGATTGACTGTCTGTCATTTGCTAGAGAAGGATACTCTAACTCTGGAAACTGTCTGAAGTATGCGTTTCTGTTAGCGTCGTATACCATGTTAGTATCCTACATCATCTCCATCTTTTTCTTGATCCCTATCATAAATTGGTTTTAGTTCAGTGAACTGTAAACTCATAAGAGCTGCAACAGGATGTGAATCTTCATATGCAGCCCAATAACCATCTGGTGCATAATCAACTGTGATTGTTCTCAATGCCATTTGATTGAATTTATTCATCTTTTTGGTGCTATATTCTAATTGAAATATGTCTGGAGTTGCCAATAAAGCAGAATTATCAAGATATTTTGGAGCTGCACCCTGTTTGAACCATTTGATAATTTTTCTAATTTGACGACCTTCTTCAATACTTCTCGCAATCATTAAAAACTGAAATCCAAAATCTCTTAGAGTTGGCCCTTGAAAGAGAAGTTCGGCGTTTGGATTTGCAATCTTTCCAGTTGATCTTGCGAGAAGTTCATCTGGATCAACAGAAATACCAATAACCTTCAAAGCTTTAGATGCAATGATAGATCCCATAATACCAGCACCACCAGCTGCGTTTGCACTCAAGAATTGACCCATTTTGGTGAAATCTTGCGTGATTCCAGTAAGAAGTTGACCTGTTGTCACATCTCCAACAGATTTTATTGTTTGGGAGAATGCTCCAGCAGCTGCAACACCAAAAACATTTAAGTCACTCTCTCCCCATTCAGCACCGTTACTATCACTCACCTTAGGCATTGGTAGAATTACAGTTCCATTATATTCCTCCCCAGGAACGATAGCAATAAAATCTTCTGGCCCACTCATATTCGCGCTAGTCCGTCTATATTTAATTTTTTTGAATTCGATATAATCTTGACTTAAATCGATATCAATTGGATATGCAAAAACTTCAGGAGTTTTTGTTGTTTTTGTTCGTCCATATTGAACTGAGTTTGGTGATGCAAACTGTTGTGGATTAATTGTGCCTCTCACTCGACTAACATCAGCGACAACACCATTTTGATAGAATAAATTATCTGCACTACCTAACAACTTAGGATCAGTTGTTGCATTAAGTTCTTTTTTTAATTCTGCTTCGTAAAACGTATTTACAATATCAGTTGGAGAGGTCACAACGGTTAATCCAGACGTATTTCCAAGTTGATTCCAAATTGTTTTAGTTTCATCTGCATTAACAACAGTGTTCCACCTTGGATTTGTTGGATCTAAAATTTTACCATCTTCATATACAGCTTTAATCTTTAATTCATCATCAAGAGAAATTGTGTAACCAGTTGATCCCAGGCTACTAACAGTATAAGATTTACTCTTGACGCTAGACATTAATTTTTACTATAAACTTTGTGTTTTGGAACAACAATACCTCGCATATCAACAAATCGTTCAGTCGGTAATTGAGACACATCAATCCAATCTTTTTCTGGGATTCTATATGGTGTCCCTCTCACTCCAGAGTAGAGGTATTTATGTAATGTTTTGGGAGGGACAGCAACAGCACCTTGCGCTGATTTATTTAGAAGGCTTTTTGCGAT